GCGTGCCATACACGATACCTTGCACTATTCGAAAGAAGAACAATTGCATATTCAACACCAGGTTGTAAATAAACTGGAGTATCAAACATGAACTTACATTCTGTGCTTGCGTTGGCCGAAGGAGTAACGGCAGCAGGAAGTTTAGTTACCTTTGAAAATGGAATTGTTTTTTGTGTAGGAATACCATTTTCAACTGAAACAATACTCAGTTCAACAGGTAAGTTAGGATCTTTTTCTTGGAAGAAAATATCAACTGAAGAAAGGAAAATGCCAGTAGGCTCATTTCCAATCATAAAGGTCTGTGCGACAGGATCCCTACGAACAACGCGCTCACTTATTAAAACATTTCTTCTTTCTTGAAGACGTGTTCTTTCTAATACAAGTTGCCGCGTTGAAAGAATTGTTTGCTGACGAGTTTCTAATAATCCTTTAGCATGGTAAGTACTTTCAGCAGCGGAAAGTTCTAGAACTCTGTTATTGAGTGCACTGTCGGTAAGTCTAACTTGACGTGAACCTGTGCGGAACCTAAGAGTATCGTTATTAGGAATAACAAACCAACCATCAACTTCACCAGCAGCGTTTGAAACTATACCTGAAGATAAAGAGCCTGTTATAATATCGCTTCCTTGTTTACCTTCGTATCTTGCTACGTCTGTTCCTACAACAAGAGTCTCTCCTTGAACCGGAATTTCACCTCCGAATTGAACAAAGTCTTCATCGTCAGTAGCGTAAGATGTAATATTAACATCATCAAAATAGAGATAGAATGTTGTATTAGGCTTAAGCATACTTGCTTTAAAGTGCACCTTACGAGAACGAATAAATGGAACAAAGGTAACATTCAATACTCTATCATCAATTACTTCTCTTTGGAAGTTTTCTACAAGAGATGTTTGAATACCTTCACGAAGTTCTCTACGGAATGTGCTAATACGTCTCCTTCTTCGGGAAACGCGTGTTGTTGTGGTAAACGTATCTGTTCTTCCTGTTCTGTTTCTGTTCCAGAATGACCACCGAGCTGGTGACCATTCGCTTTCCCACTCATTCCACTCTGTGCCTAATATGTTTGGATCATTTGCGATCTGTTGCATAATAGCGCTATTATCACCGTCAATGTTTGTGACAATTTCGGGAGCATTATTAACATCTTTCCATTCATCACTAGATGGCGAAAGTTCAAGGTTACCGCTCCATGTTGCAACATCGTAAGGATTAACACTGATGTGATCTGAAGCATACGGTTGATCAACTAATACCTTTTCAATAAAGTCAAGTGTAAGAGAATTTTTACGTTTTCCAGAGTATGCTGTGTATGATCCAGTCACACCATTCCAAGAACTAACAGGCTCTCCGTTAAAACCCATTCCACTAACATAACTCCAACGAGCATTATCAGAAAGATACATTGGTCGTGCTGTAAAGTTATCACGATCAATTGCAGCACGATAACCAGAACTATTAGTATCTCCAACACCATGGCCTCTGAATGAATCAGTAATAATACCACCTTTAAATCTTGGTAGACCGTCTCCGTCATTAATTTGTGTTTCGGCAGCTTCAGATTCTAATTGTGATAATGCTGTATAATATTCAAGGTTGTGAATACGCTGTTCAAGATCACCGATATCCTTCATCGTATATCTACGATTATTGGCTACTATAATATCCAAATCGTTAAGGGAATATAGATATCCTGGTTTTTCGATTCTGTATAGTATTAAAGAATCAGAAGGTGTTTGTGGATACACTGGATTTTCCGATGCATTCCCTTTTACATATTTAAGTTCACCTAGCTGAGATAAAGCTATAATATCCCTTCGTGGTTTATAGTAAGTAAATGCAACATTAGCAACTGAATTCGGTTTAGTCTCTCCACCTTCAGAAGTAATTTGAATTGATTGTCTGAAGTCTAAGCAATTTGATAATTTAAGATCTTCATATTGTGGAATATCTTCTAAATCAACAAGTGTTGAACCATCAGTTGTGTATGAGTTTGCTGCAAATACACCGGCCGTTGTATGTGCGTAATGATCAAAACTGATAACTACAGCTGCAGATTTTAAACTCTGCGATCCTTTATAAACAACTTGTGAAAGACCGTAATGTGTATCAGTTTGTCCACTAAACAATTCAAAATCAGAAATAGGTAAAGTGTTTCCATCATGTGTTACGCCAGTGATACTATATGCATCTACTTCATCTAAGGTAATAATATCACCATGTCCTAAAGTTCGTGTTTCTGTATATGTTGTAGATGTTTGTGTTTTAACACCGAGTGCCATCTGTTCTTCAATAGGAGCAAACACCACAATAGCATTAGTATTTGCTCCGGTCGGAGCAGTTGTTCCATCCGCGCGCCTAAGTTTAATTGTGGCAGTTGTACCACTAATCGTAACATCCTTTGCGAATGTTTCACCAGCTGTACTATCAGTTCCGGCATTAGCCTGAACAATTACGTAATCTTCTGGATCTGTACTTATAAAATTTTCTCCGGTTCCTGCACCAATTGTAATAACCCCGTCCGAAACATGAGTAGCTGCTTTACGTCTCTGAACAATGCGTTTTGCATTTGTGTCGTTGATCTCTTTTACATCGTATCCTCCAAGAGGATACACCATCCGCGAAGCATTTTCACCAGTATCTTTAAGTTCAAACCCGCTGCTATTTTGTAAAACTGTATGTGTGTTAGGTGTAGCAGTACCAGGATTTAAAATAATAACTTTTGCATCACTAAGTTTTTTACCACTCTGTAATTGTATGTCATAAATATAAAGTCTTTTAGAAGCTTCTGTTTTATCTGGTGTTTCATCTGCTGAAATATTGTTAACATCAGTATTTTCAATTGCATGAATTCTACATGTGCCAACTAGATCAGTTGAAGCATTAGTAGAAGTGGGAGAGGAAAAAAGTTTGTATTGTTTACTTGGAGCAAATTCAAAAGCATTAACATCAGCAATTACTAATTCACCATTTGAATCAGTAAATGATCCTTCAATGAATTGTCCACGATTAGCTGATAATTTATAATTAGCTTCAGTTCCTTCATCGGAAGATTCTCTCCCTTTGTCACAAACAACATCCTGTTTATCTTCAAGCTCTACACGATAACCTTGGACATATGCAACTCCGGGTTCAACACCTACAACAAATCTTTTCTTACCCTCAGTTTCTGCAGTTGCGGTATCAGTGACATTTGGAAGAAGAGCATTTGCTTCTGAACCATTAAATATTTCAGCAGGTGTATATTTACCACGGTTACCAGCACCATCATTAAAGTATTCCCGGACTTCGTTCTTAAATGGATTGAGGACATATGAACCGCTTTCTTCTTGAGTTCTTTCTGCAAGTGCTTTACCGAGCTCACTATATTCAGTTCGCGCTGGGTTTACAACACCATCTTCTTTAATATCAAGAAGTTTAATGCGCTGCTGACCACTTTCAACACCATCGTCATCTAAAGGAATAAACTTAAGATCAAGGGAAATTTTATAACGATCCGCACCGGGCGCATTAACATTTGGCTCACCGTTTGCGTTATCATTAAGTGAAGAATCTGTAGAACTTGTTACAACACTTTCCGTGATATCAAACACAGCAGAACCACTCAACTTAGAAATAACACCAGCATTATCGACTGCTTTAATAGAAAAAGCTGATGCTGCATCAGTATGAACAAAGTGACCTTTGATAAAAAACACACCTTCATCTTGAAAAACACCACCTGCATAAGCAAGAACACCTTTGTTAGTACCACCAACATTTACGTCGTATGTAGCAAAATTTTCACTATCAGTAATTGGAGAGTTGGATACACCACTGAGCACAATGCTTGCCTCTGCTTCTGAAAGAGCAAAAACATTACTATTTGAAATATTATCAAAATCGTCTCCTCCTATTGGTTTAAGATAAAAATAATAACCATCAACATTGTCTGTAATCTTTTCAGCTTTTAAGATCTTAGCTCTTTTGGTGCCGAAGGTTATTTCTTTACCAGCTAATGCAGAAAGTTCTGCTGAAGTTACTGACGTTGAACCAAGAGTAACACCAATTCTTCGAATACTTGAATCATATGTTGTATAACCTCCTAAAACACGGTCACCATCTTTAAATACGTGACGACCAAATTTATCGATCTGATCTTGGATATTAGATTGAAGCTGGTTAAGCTCTCTTACTTGAACGCTTCTCCCAGGACGAAATAAGATGCGAAGATATTTATTATCTTGATCAAAATCATCAAAATGGGGTGTGTCAGAATATGTGGTGATTGCCATAAAATTTATTTATTATAATTGTATGATGAGCTTTACTTCTTCAGTTTGAGAAGATCCGCGTTGGAATGGTGCTCTATTCTCGTGAAAAATAACTTCACCGTTTGTTGTACCAGTCGGAGGAGAGTCATACGCATTATACTCCGGTCTGTATGTACCTTCAGTGTCTGTATTTGCAATTGCATTCGAACCTGATTTGACTGAGGTTGATGCGGGAGGATCGACAAAATTAACATCAGGATTTGAATTCTGGTGATAGTAAAGATTCTTTGTAGTAGAATCGTAATAATCAAAATAAAACTTAGAAGTTGCGCTACCAGTTCCGCACGTAAGAACATCACCCTGAGAAAGACCATCAATAATTGCGGTAGCCGGTGTACCAGTAAGCTTAACATATTTAAGGGCATCCAAAACACTTTCACCTGTAGCACCAGAAGCTTCGCTATCGTCCTCTCTTGCAAAGTTTTTCAAAAGTGATACCTGTCTGAAATCAATAACTGCTGCATCATTGTCAGTTTCCGTATTTACAAACTCAGCTGTAAGACCAACAAACCATGTTGGAAGAATATTGATTGCGCTAGCAGCATAACCATCTACAGGAGCAACAGTAGCATAAGCTGTTGCTCCTGTTCCAACTGAATCAGTAATTGAAACTGTTACGTATTTAACACGATTTGAGACTGCAGCTTGCGAACTTAAATGATCACCATCAATGTGATCCCAATAACTTTCTGAACCGTCGACGAGTGGGCTTTGGTCTGCGTCAACCAAATCTATGCGAGTAACAAACTTACCTTCAGTATCTATTACTGCTTTAGCAGTGATACCAGTATCGACAAAATCACCATCATAATCAACTGCCGTAATAGATACTGACGGTGGATTGGTATATCCGCTTCCTCCATTCGTAACTCCAATGTGGCTAATAAGACCACCGGTTTTTTGTTTTTCCGCATCTGTGACTGAAGGAGAACTATTAATAGGAACAAACTGATTAGTTACAAGAGGATCACTAGAATCAATATTAGCAACGTGCGCCCAAACATAACCTTGGGCATCGCCTGAAGAAGTAACACCATAAGTGGAAGCAGCTGATGGCGCTGTAGTAGAACCGGCCACTGCAGTAAAATTAGATGGTGTAGCAGTGTTAGAAAGACAAAGATAAACTTTATTGTTATGTGTTACTACACAAGGATAAAGATCGCCTGAGGTATAAAACATATCATCATCAGCTTCGTCATAAACTTTGTATTTTCTGCCACTAGTCCAAGGGTTTTTTGCAATAAGCTGTTTAGCACCTGCACTTGCTACGTCTTTCAATACTGAAAGATTTGAAATAACATCATGATCTTCTTGAATTGTTCCTTCTGGTGAAGGAGGTGAGAATCCAGTGCTACTTTCTGAATTACCATTACTATCGTTTCCCCAAGGATCAGCTTTACCAAGACCAATAGAATAACGGTTGTTACTTCTATATGGCCAGGTATTTTCATTTGGGTTTTCTGATGATGAATCAAAATTTGAATCAGCGGAAGCTTTTATATCGTTTACCAAAAGTTTAGCTTGATTTCTACGAAAATCGTCTGTAATAATTGCAGGCATAAGTTGTTTCTATTTAAAGTTATTTATAATGTTTTTTAACAGTATTTTTTAATTAGTCAATAATAGTAGCAGGTTGTGGCGCTTCTTCGGCATCAAGTCTATTTGCTACATATTCTTGCTGGTATTCATTAATTAGTGGTGAAAGAGGTTGTTGAAAAATGTTTAATTTAGAAAGTTGTGCTGGATCATCCCAAAAACCTCTTTCGTAATAGTGAGCAGCGTTAATTTGATTTGGCCAGTTGCTTGATACATATTGCATCTTCGCTTTAATATCAATGGTGCGATCTAGAACATTACTATTCGGTCTTCCAAGAAGTGGAAAGTAGTTTTCTGCGACTGAAATAATTTGCTCATTGATATATGTTGAAAACCAACCTGGTTGATATCTTGGGGTGTGCGAACCTTCGTATGAATTAAAACCACGAAGTCTAGGAGGCCTCAAAGACGCGAACCATCCTTCAGTGTCATCGGCTGTTTGTTCATATGTTTCAATCTTATCCCATCGACTATTTGCGTTAGCGAATATATCGACTAAAACAAAAAATTTCATACCAGCTGGATGCACTAATCGTTGGAATGCGTTTTGCCACTTCGAAGCTTCGACATTAGTTCTAATCCTATAACTAAAATCTTGCCAAAAATTAGAATCTTGAATTTTATCAACATTTGACAAGAACCCTGATTTATTTGTGTATGAACCACTCTCACCCACACCGGTAAATGTTCCTGCAGAAGGTTTAAGTAGATTGTCTCCTGGATAATAAACATCAACTAACGAATCAAACATTATTTGAAAGAAAACGCTAACACTTTCTGGTGTACCTTTTATTCGATAATAATGAACAATTCTTTTATACAAAGTATTACGATCAACCACATTTGAATTAGGAATAATTTTAGCAATTTCACTTTGAATAGCATCTAAATATTTTTCAGATGTTACATCGATATCACCTTCATCAATAATATGATCTAGCTCGTATGAAGCATATCCTTCGCGATTTAAATAGCTATAGTATTCCTCCATGAAGGAAATAAGATTCGCTGCAGAATCACGCAGATATTGCGGAACTAACTCCCGAACTTTATCTCTTTCGTGATTCGAAGGTCTATAATTTGCTATTGAAGTATGCATTAATTCTAGCGAGGTGTTGTTACATAATCATCTGCACCTGAGATTCCTCGGGTTGCAATAGTGTCGACAGTAGATGTGACATTAGTATTTTCTAAATCAATTTCGATTATTTGATTTCTCTTAGGCGCGATGTCATTTGATTCAGGTCTAGCGAATATAGTAATTATCGTATCTGTGTCAACATTAAAATCGTCAATTTCTACAATCCCTGTTGAAGTATCAACTGTTCCAACGTTTCTAGCATCTACAACTTTAACCCCATCAGAACTTAAAAAACAACGAGATATACTGCGAATATTTTCAACACTTGTTTCTTCATCCTGTAAGTAGTATGTAATTCCTCCACTTGTAAAACCGCTTGTTGAGATTAAAGACTTTGTAGGATCAGAAGGATTTTCAAGAGGGAAATTGAATTCTATTTTGTATGTTGTCGTATTTGCGGTTCGAGCTATAAATCTTTTTAAACAATAAACCCGGGCGTATGAACTAACGATAGAAGGGTCTAAGTCACCAATATATTCTAAAAATTGTGAGTAGCGGAATACACCGTCAAATGTTTCAAGATTGTCGTCGCTAAACTTTGAAACACCATCTCTGACTAACGCTGAAATGCTACCAGCTCCTTTATTTGTAGTAGCAGAGTTATAGTTAACAAAAATATCAAAATAAATAAATGTGAATTCAGGATCTATGAATTTCGGCCGGACAGTTAAAATACCTTTTGAATCTAAGATAGGAAGTAACGCATTTTTTTCTGTTTCTGTGAGTGTTGCCGCATTTGCTGGTTTAGCCGAAATAAATACTCGGCCGTATTCTGGAGGATCGTTATCTTCTCCGCCCCATACTGAAATTGCTGCTGCTGATGAGTTAGAACGAATTAGTGCTTTATAGTCATCCGTTGTGACTGCTCGGTTTTGGGAAAGAAATTGTAAAGGTGTGTTTGATCGAATGCTTTCAATACTTTCCTTACTTCCTCCACCCGAAGATGCACCCGCAATACTAATTGATGGTGAAGGTGATAAGCTGGTGTTTGTAAATACAGAAACTCCATTTGCAGCTGCACCTTTTGTAGAAAGATATTTAATTTCTACAACAGAACCTGGAAGAGGTTTCTTACCAATAATATTGTCTCCAAACGAGATTTCAAACCTTCCGTTTGGATTTTCATTAATAAAGTAAACGTTTGAATTGCCATCAATCCCAGGTAACTCAGAAAACTGAGTATATGTTTCTGTTTGTGTAGTACCGATTGAATCACTTACACTAACAACGATTTTTGAACGATCAACATTGACATCTGGTATTTCGAATTTAAGGTTTGCTACTTTATCATCAAAAAGATATTCCTTTCTTTTAATTGTACCTTCATGCGCAGAAAACGGCAAAGTAGGATCGTCAACATCATCAAATACAACAAACGAATACGATTGATTACTAAGGGTATCAATTGCTGTGAATGTGGTGCCTTCTTTAATTTCTGAAATAGAAGAATCTAAATTACTTAGTGTTATTGTAATAGCAGAAGCAGAAACACTTTTTGGTGTATACCCTAATGATTTTGCTCGGGCAACAACGTTCTTACGAAGTTGGGCTGAAGAAATGAATGTTTCATTCGCAGCAAGATGTGCAAGAACAGCGTTATAGTGTGTGTTATGTGCAAGAATGTCGAGAATAAGATTTAAACCAGAACCATCAAAATCAAAATCCTTAAATGGACCATCTGTAAGTTTATAGTAATTTTTGATTTCGTCTTTAATTGAATCGAAATCAAGCTCTGTAATATTGAATTGTTTAATGGCCATAGTGTTTATCTAATTCGGTCAAGGTAAAAGGATACCTCGGTGTTTATATTTGTATTCCTTATTTGAAAAATAATAGTTGCAAGAAGTCTGTTATAATCCGGATCTAATTCTATTTCAACCTTTGGATCACTCACCCGAGGTTCGTGTTCTTTGATAACACGAAGTACTTCATCTCGTATACCAAGAGCTGTGAATTGATCCGCGTTTTCGAAAAGATATTGTGTAACATTACATCCAAGTTCAGGGTGAAATGGTCGGTCTGAAAAATTACTTAGCACAAGTATTTTAACAGCTTGCCGAATAGCCTGGATGTCTGTAACAGGACGGATGTCTTTCGTGTTTGGATGAGGAATAAAGTTCAGAGGTAAATCAGAAAAAAGACCAGAAGAATCTACAGAAAGATCTCTTGGAACTTTCTCGTTAACGTTGAAATCTGATCTTAATCCCATACTACTACTATTTATATCGAAACTACCCCGGTTACGTCAGGAAGATTACCTTCTCTTAATATTAATTCTTCGTATAATCGAATACCTTCTTTTACATTCACCTTTGGATCAAAAAGCTCCCGAATATTCACCTTTGGACAGGTCAATGGATTAATACTAAACAGGCCTAACCGTCTGACTTCTTCCAAATTGCCTGTTGAGGAATATGACCTAGTAGTTGTTATATAGTTTGCATTTAACTTTGAAGACTTTTTCATAAGAGATATGAAGTAGTTTGCATATTCTTCAGGATCACCATTAGTGACTTTATGGAAAACAGAATTTCCAGGAACAAATTTATTGAGCTTCGATGTACGAACCCTTTCTTCGATTTCAACACGAAGAAACTTTTCCCGCACAATTCCATTTACATCTGGTTTAAGATAGATTGCTTTCATATGATTAATTGTTGATTATTTAGAGTCTTTATTTCTATATTTCAAGGTGCGGTCCATCGTAAAAGGTCTTAAAGTCACCACCCCATTTAACTGTTACACCTTGCTCTTTACCAGCTTGTTGAAATATTCTAGCCATTTTTTCTAACTCAACTGGATCATATAATGTACCCTTAGGATTACGGTCATTAATACCTTTACCCTTTCGCCACACGATATCAATTGCCCGGCCTGTTTGATGCTTAGATCGTCCACCTCTCACGTTTGTTACAATATTGCCTGGCTTAGTTCGACCCTGAGCATATAATTCATTTTGTCTTTCTGGAGAACGATATCCCTCAGTAATTCGGAAGTCTGCTCCTAATTCTCTTGCTCTTTCTATTATCGGAGGCCATCTTGGATCTAACCCTTTAACAGCTTTTGCTTGCGGTGCTGCAGTGCCTCTTACACGAGTAGAATCTATTTCGCCTGCGGTGATTTGTTCAACAAGGTCAAAGAGTTCCTTCACTAATATTTTCTCGTCAATAAGACTATGAAGTTTATTAATAAGTTTTTCAAAGAAGTATTCGTCATCTTGATCTACAGTACTAACGATAGCGCCTGGATAAAGCGAGCCCTTTTTAACATAATCAACAGGAGTCCATAATTGGCGAGACTTTATATCAGGAGTGATTTGCAGATTAGTTGTTTTGAATAGTTTACTTTCGATTTGCTCTCTTGCTCCAGCGACCAATGATTCAAAATATTGTATTCTATAATAATCTTTAAAGGCATCTTTTTCTTCTAATCTCAAATGCAGGAAGAGACCCGACGGGCCGTCGGGAGCCAGCGCTTTTTGATATTCTGGAGTTTGAATCAGGCGATTGTGTCTTGAATCGATCGGTTCCTTATCAGAATAATTTACACCTTCTGTCTTATTTTGGTTCGCTGTGGTATTACTCGGCCTGAAACCTGTTGGATTACTGCGGACTTCGTCGTTCGTTCTATTTCCACCTGTCGTATCAATAGGGGCTGGACCACGTGTAAGGCCGGTAATTTCATATTCATCGATAATCTCAGGACCCAGCTGCCACACACCACCCAGACCGAATGTAACTTTGTCAAAACTAGCATTTGACGATTTTATCTTAGGGTCAGGGAGATAAAAATTAGGCGTCGTTGGAATGTTATCTTTAGGATTACGTATTTCTGGAATGTCGGGAATAATTTTTGCTAAATCGATTCCTGCCTGATCTACATCTGAAATAGGCTCAGTAGATCCACTATTCGAAGATTGAGAACCATATTGAATAAAAGGATCCTCCATCAAATTTTTCCAATACTGATTATAGAGCTCGCGAGCCTTCCGTGCCATTTCCTCATTATAACCAGTACTCTGTTGAACATCATCCTGCGCTCTAGTATCCTGAGGCATTGCCCTTATGAATCCCTTTTCGCCAGGGACAATATCCCTATCTGGCGGACTCGGAGCCGGATCCTTCTTCACCAATTTACCATTCTCATCCGTCTTAGCCTTATCAACAATATAGTTACATATATCAAATCCACCAAGGTTCCTCACACTATCAATGACACCTTCGATATCATCAACGAGACCATCCCACTTTTCTATTATTTTCTGATATGCATCTTCTCCCTTATCCTTCAGATCATTCAGATCCTGAGCCAGATTTTCTATTACAGTAGTGTCTGGTAGCATGTCATTTAAACCGGCCTTAAACCCCTGGACCATTTCGTCGATTTTAGAAAGGCCTGTTGAGTCCACTGCTGCTTGGGCTGCAGCCTTTACACTATTCTTTAATTCGTTAATTGATGGTATGTCTATGTCACCGATTTTTAAACCTAAGTCTGCAAGGTTACCACACTTTGTTATATCTAAACCTGGGAACACACCTGCCGCTACAGCGTATGTAGCTAAGGCATCTTCGAAACTTGGTGTATTATCAAAGCCATCGCCATTAGTATCACCGGGTATATTTCTATATTTTGTTTGTGGTTGCATCGCTTCAACAGTAAACGGATAATCGTTTTCTATATCTGCTGTATTGGTATACTGTACCCCTGCTCCGTTAGGTGAATATGTCTGACCGAATAATGTTTTATATGTGCTATCGTATGTTGAATGGATCCAATCAGATTCAGCGCCGTATAGTGTTTGGAATTGTTCGTATGTTGCAAATGGTGCAAATATTCCGGATATAGCATCTCCATCGTCACCATTAGTAGTTGTCAATAGTTTTTGTAAAGACCCCCAACCAACCAACCATGGTATAGAGGTGCTATTTGATGTGGCAAATCCTCCCCACACATCTGCTGTATCACCCCATTTATCTGCAACAATTTCTTTATAGCTTTTGTTCGAGCTGACAAAACCTGACTTATAACTAGCAGCACTGCTGTATACGTGATTATACTTATTTTCTACAGTTAATGGATAATAAGGTCCATCACTCAAATCTCTAGCAGCAGATACTAATGTCGTACTCGCTTGTACACTTGCACTAGTGACAGCAGGTGTTATTTCTCCTACACTGCCATTTAATAAAGCTGGATACGCAATATTATTACCTAATTGATACTCTACCTCTGGGTCTGGTACTACATCGATAAGTATATAGATTGCTCTATTGTCATATTCTCGGTACCAACACCAAACAAAATTACCGGTGCGTACTACAGTAGGAAAGTTTTCAACGTTATCCCATGAATCAATAGTATTAGTATTATAAGACCATTTTGTTATATAGTCATTATTAGTAATACCACGAGCAATTACCTCAGCGCTCCCCTTTGCACTGAGTGTATTAATAGTATATGGATAATTAACTTGTTTTGACATTGCTATATATGTATTAGGATCCTGGTGCTGTGCCTCCTTTTGATGGTGCTGTATCAGATCCACCACCTAGGTCGTTACCGTTTTTCTGTCTATGGACGTGTGTTATAAGAGAAACATCCCCGCTCCCAGCTATAACGTCACCACTCACTTGCTGTATTGGAGTATTTATAATAAGTTTTTTAGGACAAGCAATATTCATACCAGTTGTACTAGTAATATTTTTTGCACCTGTTACCATATCAGTATGGTCACCATTCACAACAGTATCTAACTTTTTAAAGGTTATATCAGTATCAGCAGAGTTAAAAAACAATTTAGTTTCGGGCCCTGTAACGTTAAGTCCCATGTCTCCTTTAATAGTAAGTTTATAGTCATCTGTTATATCGATAGTTTGCGATTTTTTTACAGTGAGCAGATCAGTTCCGTCGAGCAGAATATCTCTTTTACCTTCGCATTCGGTTTTTATGTCTCCTCTAACTTTAGTCTTAATATCCTTGGCCTGTATATGCATATCACCGTCGATATCGAGTACATAATCACCTCCGCATTTAACATTTATGTCTTTGTCTACGGTCAAATTGCAATTTCCAACTATATAGACAGTGTTATCTTTTTTGTATACAGTAAATCCGTCTCCGGTTATATGTTCTATTTTTTTTCCGTCTGCCGTTAT